CTGGTTATTTCCACCAAAAGAATACATAATTGATTATTTTAGTGTAATTCACTTGTGTTATTTTCTATCCTGTGCTATACTTATAAGTGAAATACATAAACACCTTAAAAGGGGTAGCAAATTCGCTATCCCTCTTTTTGTGTGCTTAAATGTGATTGTAGATTTTTCCTTCAAGAACATATTTGAGTTGCCAGATATTTGAGATTTCAGCTCCTAGTGAGTAAGCAAGGTCAATAGAATCCAATAGTGTATCTTCTTCCCAACCTTCCTCAATGTATTTATCAAAGATTTCTTCACACTTGAGGAATTTTGACTTATTCATTTCCTTAAAGTAGGTTTCAGCACTTGCATATCCTCCCTTTTTACTCCACAAGCTAGGACGAATAGCCCCAAACTTAGGAGGGAAATTAGTAGGAGTAGTTTTAGGTTTTACTGGTGGAACATACTTAGCCACATATTTCCATTCACTTGTATCTTGCTCTTGTGCCCATTTGAGGAACTTGATAAGCCCTTCTGTGTTGTACTCATAGGCTTCAAGATTGATAAATTCATCTGTGTGATGCTCATTCATGTAACTTGCTGATACATTCACAATAGGCTTATTTAAGTGTGTACCTAATACAGCCACATCTGTGTATGAACCTGTAGCCATTGTGTAGGTTTCCCCTAGTTTATCAAAAATTTCCTGATGGCTCTTAGGGTCAAAACTATAGGTCACCATTTCATGCCATGATGATTCATGAACACCTCGGTCAATCTGGATAAGCATAGAAGCCTCTCTTAGCTCCTCTAATGCATTTTCGTCCACTGCCTTATGAGAACCTACACAACCCACTTCCTCGTCTGTAGTGAAGAGAATATGAGGTCTGAGACCCATCTCAAGAATATCTAGGATAGTTTTAACTCCTACACGGTCATCAGCACCTAAACATTGGATGGTAGATTTACATTCTGGAGATAGTAGGATATACTTGTCTGTGACCAGAATATCCTGAACTTCTGGAGTACGTTCTTTTTCTGTGCTAGTGACTGTGGTAGTCTGGTAATAAGTTCCATAATTGTAAGTCTTTCGTTTTGTGTTGATTGTATCTAGGTGAGCCACAAGACAAGGCTGATTCTTCTTAGGACTGATTGCCATAATCATATAGTCTGTGACCTTTAAATCTGTGTAACCATAGTCAAGTAGTACACTAGGTAACCATGAAAGCATTTCTGATTGAGTTTTTGTTAATACGTCGATAAATGTGTAATTCATAATGTGATTCTCCTTTAATTTTAATATCCTGTGCTTAGTAAGTCTTTGAGTGCATTAAGCACAATGTGACCTGATTGTTTAGTTCCACTCTTGAGTACATGACCTGAGTAAAATGTATGTGAGTATAGCAAACTACTACGTTCACTAGGTGACAATTCATTATTGATTGTATATCTTAGACTGTAATGAGTAGTTCTATACTCATCCATGTCCTCTTCATTAAATTTTGAAAATACTTCTGCTGTACCCCATTTTGCATAGTCATTTCTTGCTTGATTTGCCCAGAAATTAATGTAGTTTCTATTATTATCTCTGTAGTTATCACAAGAAATATCCATACCATTAATTTTAGAAAATTCATTAATTTTACGGTTAAATACAATGCAAAGTAGGGTAGTAGTAAATTCATAGCAGGCTTTAGCTCGTGTACCTTCAAAGTCTGCATAAGTTCCTGCATGACCTAAATCACCATTAGAATCCTTGTAGAAATAGGTACGCATAGAAGGGCAAAGAGATACCTCACCGTTACTATTGATGATAGTAGAATAGCCCTTAAGATAATTGAACCCAAAGTGTTTCAATACTAGGTGAGTATCAGCACCTGCTCCACTATCCCAATTATTACATGAGCCATTAAATGCCCATTTATCAACAAGTGTAGGGATTTCAAAATCTGCATAGTCTACCCACAAGTCACGAACACGAAAGAGGTCATGACCCATAGTAGAGTAATTTTTATAATTCCAATCTTCCCACCAGTTTTTAACCTCACCAAAATGTTGGATTTCCTTGTCTGTGTAGCTAATTCCTGCTTTTTTGAGCTGTTTAGCCAACTTAGGTGCATTTTGTGATTCATCTAGCACAAGTCCAAAATAGTCTTTGACCATACTTGCATAGGTGAACTTTTTAAGGTTAGGATTGTGCTCCAAAATAGCCTTGTCAAATTTTTTGCTAATATATTCCTGATAGGGCTTAAGTGCCTTTTCAAACCCATCTTGTCTAGGAAATACCCCTTCTTTTTGCATATAGTAGCATAGAACTTTAGGGTATTCCTCAAGTGAGTTCCTACTGATAAAGTCTTTTAGAGGCTCTTTAGTGACTGACTTGCCTGATTCACCACTTTTCGGATTCTCACGCATAATGAGCTTATTCAATAGTTTTACAAGATTATCCTTGTTATCCTCATACCATTTTTCTGGTCTTTTCATAAGGATTCTTTCAGGGTCAAGACTTACTAGGACTAGAGGGATAGGAGAGACAAAATACTCATCTTTAAAGGTATACCCCATCTTAAAAATGTCTTGATATTCACGGATTTTTTCCACAATATCCCAACCACGCAGAACCTCTGCAAAGTCTACAGCACCATTCAAAGCCTTAACACTGGTAACAAAATCATCTGATTCATAGTTTCCATCTGTGATAGACTTAAACTGTTCCTGTGCTTCATTCAGCTTACCTTCTAGCTCCTTATTTGTTTTAGACTCTTCCACAAGCACCTCCCATTCTGCTGTGGTCAAAAGTGAGTTTTGAAATGCTTCCTTGAGTTCCTTTTTAACTGATTTTAATTTCATTTTTGTTTCCTTCCTACAATATACATAATTCCTTTACACCTATAAACTTACCATGTTTATAGAACTTTCTACCTGTGATATACACATTTTCAGTATATCCTAAATCTCTCAAACACTCTGCTGTTATTTTAGAGACTATGATTCCATCATAATTCCTTAATAATTCTTGCATTTTACGCTCTGTTATGTTTGAGGTATAGGATAACTTTGTCAGCTTGATTCCTTCAATTTTTCGTTTCCTTCTCAAGCTAACTTCTGCTCTTAGTGGTTCTTCTCTATCACAAGGAAATAGAGTTTTAATAATATTCCCTTGCTTATCCACAATGTCAATGTTATGTCCTGTTAAGTTTGCTAACAATAACTTACCTCCTATATTTTGAAACCTGATTGATATAGTATGTCTTCAAAAGGGATAGTTTCTAAATAACCCATTATCTTATTTCTTGCTTCTATCCCATATCTTTCATATTTTACAAAAGTGTACTCTATATCAGGGTATCTTTTGTTGCCAATGTCATCCCCTTCATGTAAAATATGATTTACAGGGCAATAGTCAAAATTCTTACTCTCTACCCCCAAAACCTCATTAGTATCTATAGTTCTTACCTTGATAATGTTGTCACCTATAACTTTAATGATTTTACAAGGCTTCATATAAGTAGCCCTAGAGTACCTATCTACTATAGCCCTAACCCAATCACCTTCTTTAAATTTATTCATCTGTACCTCCTTATACTGTAAACTTCTTTATATACCTAATATCATCATAGAAAATAAAATCTTTCCAAAATGTAGGGTGTGATACAGCAATACCATTTGACCTATAACCTATAAACTTAAACAATTCCCCTTCATCATCTTTCACATACATACCTTTAGTAAGGACTTCATCAGGAGGAACTAGTTCAAAAATGTCAGCATCAACGTCATAAGTTGAACCATCCCTCCCTAAACACCTAACATTTATTTTCTCATCAGATAGAATCTCCACAACCTCACAAGGGCGCTTATATGTGGTGATTCCATACCTATTAGTCTTACACCTTACAATATCTCCAACTTTAAACATGTAACCCTCCTCTTCTGACTAGTTTAAATAACGTTAAATTTGCGCGCTTTCTTTCACCATTAAAATCCTTACATTTATGGGGTTCTAGTATTTTAACCCAACCATAATTTCTTTCTCCCAATTCCACAACCTGACAAATTAAGCCTTTATCATAAAATGAAACATCTTGAGTTAACTCTATAATATCCCCGATATTAAATTCCATTATACACCTCCTAGAATCCTATCAACGTAATAAAATTTTGTGATAAAACCTAAATCAAGGGCTTTTTGTAAATCCTTACCTAGTGTAAAAGTAGGTTCTGATAGATTGTCATAGCTATACATGACAAAAATATCAATCATAAAATTATCAAGAATTTCATTGGTAACTTGAGACTTCTTAGCCTCTTTCCATAGATTTTTCATTTCCTTTTTCTTGTTATATACTACAATTCCCATAATTTACCCCTTAATCTGTAATAAAGCTAAACTCATAGGAGAATACCCCTAAAGCCCCTAAAATACAAGTAAATGAGAAAGTTTCTTGCTTACTAATGATTGAACATACCACAAGAAAAGCAGGTAGCCCAAAAACTTTAATAATTTTCTTTAATTTCATTGTGTTTCCTTCCTTTAATTCCTACAATGCCCCTAGAAAGCCATAGGAGGCTCTCTGGTGCATTTTAAATATTTCCTAGTATGATTATACCCCTATGACCTAAAACCTTGCTATAGGGCTAATAATAGTCTCCTACGCTGTATTGATTCCATTCGTCATAATCTACTTCATAAACAATGACTTCCCCCTCAATCCTATCATATACAGCTAGGCAGTATTTACCATACTTAATATATTTACTTAATACAGTATTATGCTCAATCCTATATAAGTCAGTTCCTATTTTCTCTGTATAATCTTCTAGTTTTGGTTGTGTATTCTCAGTATAAATCATACCAATCCACAAGCCTATATATAAAATTACAAGACTATACCCCAATAATTTCAGTACCTTCATTTCTGTACCTCCTAAAAATATGCTATAATGTTTTATTCCTATTGTCTATTATAGAGAGAATCCCAAAGGGCTATTTCTAACCCTTTAGTCCTCCTCTTCATCTAGGTGGTCTTCTACACAATCAGGGCAATAGTATTCCCCATCTTCTCCCCATGCTCCATTTTCATCATGAAATACACAACCACAATCAGGACAAGAACAAGCATAGTCTCTATCTATATAGTCACTTTCATAATCAGCATAAACATACTGACGAGAAGCGCAATCCTCTGAGCAGAAGATAGTCCCATCTGATACTTCAAAATAGTTACCTCTAGGGCTTAAGCATTCACCACAATGGTCACAAACATAAATTTCATCTGACCACTCATAATCTTCAATATTTGAACAGTACACAAAATCACTATCATCTGTATCTATATAGCGTTCTAGGTTCTCACTCCAAAATTGACCAATAGACTCATTAAAATCATTAATAACCCCATCATAAGGTTCAATAGGTTCAATTTCACCCGTTACATAATGGCTATAACTATCAGCAGAGAGGTTTGACCAATAACCAGAACCATTTGCCATGTATACAATTTTGTCTCCATACTTAACGAAGTCAGATAAACGCTTACCATAAGCAACACAAAGGAGAATCTGAGGGGCTAAATAGTAACCATGCCCATTATCACAATAGAGGTCAGCTACACCAAGAACACCATTACAATCTTGCATATAATAAAATCTTGCTGTAGGGTCATCCCATGTATCAAAAATATAACAGTATCTTGCCTCTTCTAGTGTATTCAATACAAAACTTGTCGCTTGTCCACATTCACCTTGAGAATTACATGAGCCATCAAAAGCCCAATCATCTATCTCGTCATAGCCTGGTAAAATGTTAGTGAATTTAAACCTATAGCTTTCTTCTTTTTCACCATCAAAAACAGCGTTCAGAAGCTCTTGGAAGGCTTGTAATTCCTCGTTTGTGTAGGCTTTACCTGCTTTTGAAAGTTGCTTAGATAGTTTAGGAGCGTTTTCCCCTAAAATTAATTCAATACCAAAATACATTTCTACAAGGTTTTTATAAGAAAATTTACCTTTATAATCAACTTTTTCAGTCTTTGCCATGATTTTATACCTATTTATAGCTGTTTAGCTATTTCCTTAGATTTTATAGTTTAAATAGAATGAACACAAGCGCTATATATTCCCAATCCTGATAAGGTTATAGCTTTCCATATCCTGATATAACTTAATTATAGAAGGTCTGAGTTTTACAATGTTTCAAGCTAGTTCAGAAAAGTTTTTCATGCTATAGATGAGGCTTTTAACTGATTCAATAGTCTGATATGATTGTCTCACATTTTCTATAGTTTAATTATAGCACAATTATATCATTTTGTAAAGAGTTATTTGATATAATTGTGATATATTTTTTATAAGTCTATTATACCATTTTTAAGGTAGAAGTCAATAGTTAAATGATATAAAATGATATATTTTGAGAAAAGTCTAAAGCCCTTTATGGTTTATTATATAAAGGGTATTTATTGGGCTTTATATTTTAATATGATTGTATAGAAATTGTATGGGTACAGTTTGTATATGTATATAGGTATGGTTATTATAGGGAAATTTAATGTTAATTTATGGTATTTTGCTAGGGTGATTTTTGTTGGTATATGTAAATATGGTTATGTAAAGTCCCCTACAAACCCTTGATACTACTGCATTTCTGAGGTGTTTTTAGGTATTTATATAAAGGTATAGGGTATGGAAAAATGTTAGCTATCGAAGATAGCGTTGCATAGCTTTAGGTATTATACAAATATATTATAGGTATATTGGTACAGTTTATACAATTAAAAATATGTAAGGTATAGGGTTGATTAAAAAATAGGTGTAGAGGGAGAGGGCTAGGATTTACCTATTCACCAATTAATTAATCAATTAAAAAACGTGTTAGTCACTATACACTCCCATACACCCATTCACCAATTAAAAATACACTCCAAAAACATGTTACTAGATTTACCCATTGACTAATTAAAAATAATTTATAAAAACATGCTAGCTATCGAAGATAGCATTGCATAGCATTACCTACATGGAAAAATGTAATATAAAAAGACCATAGGAATCGTCCTATAGTCTCTTTAGGTGTATTTTCTGTTCTCTTAGGTACTCTGTGGTAACGTTACGCTTATGACTAGGCTTCTTGGCATAATAGTCTACAGAGTTAAGAACTATTGTGTATAGCATGTCATAAGGGTCATACCCTACCTCTTGAGCTATTGTTTTTATGTACTTGGTCATTTTAGGTGATGTTGTATTATACATACCAATATAGGACTTATAACATAGACCCATAGACTCTAGCTTGTGTGAGATAAGTACACCATACCTCTTAAGCCTTACTGTGGTTCTTTGCTTGAGATTAGTAATGTACATAGGCTCTTTACCACTTAGGCTCTGTATATAGTCTAGGAGCATAGAGGAATAGGTATTGTATACTTGTTTATACTCATCCCTGTGTTCATAGATATAGTCACCTACCATCATACCACTAGAAATTGACTTACCTGTGATAAAGGAATTTAGCTTTGTGTATCTACTGTCCTTGGCTAGCCACTCATAGAAACTCTGTGGAAGAGTATCAGGGTGAAAGACTAGTGGCTCTCTTGTGTCATTGTATAAATTATATACTGTGGAATAAAACCAATTAGCAAACTCTTGGTCAGTTAGCACAGGAAGCAAATAGTCAATTAGGAGCTGTGATTTAAGGTGTGGGTTGGTAAAGTTAAAGCTAAGGTCACACAGAATATCTTGACTAATATTTAGTTGTTCACAGAGAGCCTCTACACCACCAAATTTCTTACACACAGCATAGAGTGGTTTGTCTCTGTAGGTAAGTTGATGCACAGAGACTTTATATCTTGATTTAATAAAGGCTTTTATTTGTCTCTTAAGGTCTTGTTCTACTTCTTCTCTTGGTTCAAATTTTAGTGCTAGTAGGTACTCATCTTTTGTGGCAAAGATAGTACCTCTTTTTTTCTTCTCTTGGTTAAAGTGCCATAAAATAATTGTGTCCATAAATTCACCTCACAGAATAGTATAGCACACAGAGCCAATTAAGTCAAGGGTTAGGAGTAGAAAATTTTGTTTGTGTAATGTTTTGGTGGAAATAACCCTAGTCCTATTATACTATATACTCTATACTAGTATATATAATATATATATAGCTAAGTATACTAAAATATATCACAGAATTATATCACATATCAGAGAATGATATACTTGATATATTTTAGTATACTTAGCTATATATAATATACTCTATACTAGTATATAGGGAATATAGCACACAGAATGATATAAGGATATTAGAGTATGTACTGTTTTGGTGGTA